CAGGCAGAAGGGACGCCAATGGAGGCGGTCTACAACGGTCAGCAGTTGGCCTACAAGATCAGTATGAACTCGATCTACGGGTTTACAGGCGCTTCCAAGGGTATGCTTCCGTGCGTCGCCATCGCAAGTACCGTTACTATGCGAGGCCGCCAAATGATCGAGGAGACCAAGAATTACGTCGAGGAGCACTTTCCGGGAGCCAAGGTGCGGTATGGGGACACGGACTCTGTGATGGTGGAGTTTGACGTACAGGGTCGCAAGGGTCAGGAGGCTATCGACTACTCGTGGCAGCAGGGTGAGCTGGCTGCTGAGCAGTGTACGAAACTGTTCAAGGCGCCGAACGACCTGGAGCTTGAGAAGGTTTATTGCCCTTACTTTTTGTATTCAAAAAAGCGCTACGCGGCCAAGATTTACGAAGGCAAGTCGAACAAGGATGGGACGCCCGTTCTGAAAGAGGATGGGACTCGACTCGTGGCGTTCAAAAAGATTGACGTCCAGGGTCTGCAGGTTGTTCGGCGCGACAGCTGTCCTTTCGTTCGAGAGACGCTCAAAAAGCTTCTGGAGATGGTGCTCGAGTCGAGCGACCCCAACCCGGTTATCACGGCTGCGAGGGAGGCGGCTAAAACCCTGATTCAGGGAAAGGTGCCCATCGAAAAGTTGTTGATGAGCAAGCAGCTTGCGGCCGAGTACAAGGTGCCGCAGCCTCACACGGCTGTCCGCGACAAGGTCAGGGCCCGTGCGCCAGGTTCGGAGCCTCAACAGGGCGACCGCGTCGCGTTTGTGATCGTCAAGGGGGATGGTAGGATGTATGAAAAGGCGGAGGACCCAGCATGGGTCCGTGAAAAGAATGTACCGCTTGACTTCCAGTACTATTTCACCAACCAGTTCAAAAAGCCGGTACAGGATCTCCTCGAACCTCTCGTCAGTGCCGACCTTATTTTTGACAAGAAATTCATGGCCAAGACGGAGAGCACGACTGAGGTGGAGGCGCGCAAGGCGTTCCTGTCGATGTTCGCCCGGAAGGTGGCATAAACAATTCCCGCCCAAAATTAGTAAGTAGAATGGAACAACAGATTCTCCAACTCATCGAAGAGGAGGTGTCGCGACGTGTCGGCCTTCAGATATCCGAGACTCTTAAGGTTATTTCAAAGGCTTATGATCTGCCTATAGACCAGTTGATCAAGGATACGGCCGGTATCAAGTGCTCTTTCTGCAAAGGAATTCTGAAGAGCAAGAAGCGGTGTCTCAAGGAGCCCAAGGAAAACGGTTACTGTGGTTTCCATCAGTCGCAGGTGCCGCCGCCACCTCCAAAGCAAGTTGAGAGGGTCAAGGCGCCTTGGGAAAAATAGTTAGAGAGACGCGAGCCATAATTATCAATGAGCAAGTCAGATTTGCTGCTGACGAGCCTCTCTAAATTTTTTGATGTACCAGAGAATCGTGAAAAGCTGCACGATATTCTGGGTCACCGCAAGGGTATATCCCTTCGCAAGCTCGAGTGGTTTGTGACCAACTACGCCAAGAATAACCACGTGACGTACACCACGCCATCTGGCAAGATGTTTACTGTCCACGTGGCCTACAAGTCGAGTCTGGATGGCTACAGCAAGAAGCTCTTCGACCCTTTTTGTCGTACAGAGCGCGTCGAGTTCCAGGGGTTCACGACGACATGTGCCCAGTTGAACTTCCTTCGGTGGTGTGTGCAGAACGGCATCATTGAATACCTTGAGAGGGTCCCTATCAAACATAGGGAAGACGAGCAAAGCCGCCCTGGAACTCCAGAAGAGTGTAGCCATAGTAAAACATATACAAATTGTACCCCTGAGAAATCTGCGTTGCATAGCTCGGGTTGAAAACCAGCGTTAGAGTCGTAGTCTGTGAGTTCAACTTGGAAAAATTGAGGTAACCACCCTGGTTGTACTCCTTGGGTGTGAGCCCGAATGAATAACTATAAATACTTTTTGAAGGAATGGAAAGTCCATGTTCCATAGGTTGTTTGAAGGTGTAGTACAACGACCCCTGGAACGTGCTCAGAATATCAACGTTGTTGAGAGTAATCTTAGCAGTATCAATCACGTCTACGTAGTTGGACACTCCCGAAGGAAAGTTCAACTGAATTCCAGTTTGAATATACTGCGTCGTGTAGCCATAGTTGTAGCGCGAGTCCGAATAAAGACCTGAAGAAACGTCTTCGTAATTCTTGTTCCTAAAGAACCATGCCAGGGTCTGGACGGGGAAGGAGGCGGTGAGCTGGAGCTGGGGGTTGCCGGCCGAAAATGCAAGTGTGGACTCTTTTTTGACGCGGTTCACAATGTATTTTAGGGGCGTGTTGGTGTAGTACAATTTTTCTGCATTTTCAAGTAAAATTTCTTCAGTCACGAGTTTGGGCAACACCAAGTCGGTGGTGTGAGGGGCGGCCACGTTGCACCACCACGTGTTGGGCTGAAAGGTGAAACGCACGTACAGCCGCTGATTCCACATCGCGCAGAGGGGAAAATAAGGGCGGCGGAGGCGTTCATCGTCTTGGTCGTTATGGGTCTTGCGACGGCAGAAGAAAAACTCCAAGGGGATGATGTAATCGGTCGCAACCTGTGAGTTGATATTTGAACCACCGACAGCCTGAAACATTCCGGTTTGCTCATCCGCGTCTAGGAATAACTGATCGCGAATGATATACCAGTCGTCATAGAGGGTCTCGATGACGGTCTCATTCACAAGGAGGTCCACCTGCTTTATAAGGGCGCGGCCAAGCTGTGCAGAGTACTGTGAACCCGTGGGTAATGCAGGCATAGTCACTTTTAGATACATATTCGACAAGAGATGCCCAAGCTCAGTAGGTAAGAGCTCCAACTGAATAGTCTGGTTCTGGTATGAGGGGTTGGGGGGAGGGAATGGAATTATGCGCTGATACATGACGGAATTTGTATGACGTTTGAATTCAGGGTTCCATTGAGACTTGCTGAAGTCTTCCAAGAGGAGATGGTCCTCCTGTGGACCTATTGCGTGGAGCGCCATTACCGACCCCGAGCTGAACCCGCGACCCGTCACATCACTGAAAGGACCTTTTTCAGGATTTACATATTTAAATCCAGTATTGAGATCCCGGAGAGGGACGGTTGTTGTGCCACCTCTCACACTTTGATTAATTTCAATTTGAAATTTCTCAAGCCCCGCTGCCATGCTTTTGTCGAAATTCGTAAAATTGGCAGGAACAAAGGCGCTCAAGAACCCCGGTTCCTTGACGGTCCCTGTAGTATTGACTGGCTCTGTGGTATTTTCTGGTATGCTACCGTCAATTGGGGTTAAAATTGCGAACATATTTTTAACCAAAGTCAAAGTACCAGAAATCCATTTATTTAAACTAATATCGTTATATGACACTACCCTAAATTTAGTTGTGTATCCCTTTAATTTCTCCATAGTCCACCCTGGCCCAAAACCAGCGGGGGGTGCATTGGTAAATTCAAATTGAAGTACATTCTGAGCTACAAAATAGCGTCCCGTCACCTCTTCTTGGCGTTTCATAGACGTGTAGTCAATTTGACCAGGTGGATAAAGAGTGGCACCCGTAACGTATTGGTATGGCGCTACAATCTGTTCTGTGTCTGATTGAATTCTGAAAGACCACACGTAGGACTCTGATGTGGTATCAGATATCTTGACGACTCTGTTCTCCATTTTTAAATTTAAATCCAAACCGCCTTCAACAATGAGCTGTCCAGCCAGACCCGTTATTCCAGTTGCTGTCCAACCTTCCCTGATTGTGTTGCGGGTCGTATTATTAGTAGTGGCATAAAATGTCACGTAGTTGTTTCCTGACAACAAATAGAAGCCGTTAATTTCAATTGGGTTCAAAACGACGTTCACGCCTGGAACGGGGGCGGCGGGTGGCGGTACGAGCGGAGGGACGACGAGTTCGGGAGTTTCTTTCTTGAATAAATTCACAACATCCTTCTGAATTTTGCGTTCAAAATTGAGCACATTTTCAAAGACTTGGGGAGCTCTTTTGAAAAAGTTGAGCACCGGCGCCTGTGCCTTGCGCTCCAAATCAAGCACCTTGTCTAAGGCCTGGCTTGCCATATCTAAATTTCACTCAGGTTATTTTTCCACAACTGAACCACACTTGTAGCCTTGAGCTTGGCGTGCTCCCCCCGCTTGGCTGCACATAGCGCCTCGAGTTTCGCCACCTCTTCCTTTGTGTACTGGTACGTCTTGATATCAAGTAGCTTGGGCCACAGAGCCTCGTCGTACTTCTCCCTCCGCAGCTGGGCATGGATCTGCTCAAGAGGCGTGTTGAACACTTGGATCCGCGGCGCCACCGCGACGTCTCGGATGAATCGCGACTTTTCCGAGAGCCAGCTCACCTCCGTCTCGATCTGCTTGAGCTGCCACGCCTTGCGTTTCTTGTACGTGGCCAAACGGACCTCCAGATAGTCCACTAGGATCTCCTCTGGGCTGTTGTACTTCTTGACCGCCCCATTAGGACCGATCAGGTGCATATTCGAAGTGTGTATCGTCTTGGTCATTCCCAGCTCCTTGGGGGCGTCTTCGAGTTCGAAGGCCGCGCCCCATATGCGAAAGTCTGGAGCCGTCTCCGTCGAGTGATTCTCGAACTTCTGGATGGTGCCCTTTTCCACGAGCGCGTCCAGGTGCTCCTTGAAGTCCTGAATCCATAGACCGGGTGGTAGCTCCGTCACGTGCAGCTGTGTCCCCTCCTTCACCACCACACCTTGTAGGACCCACGTGTGCTCCTTTGTCTTGGTCACCTTCCCCTTGAAGCCCTTGAAGTGTGGCACCATGGGAACCATCGCCACCTGGTCAAGTGCACACTGAATATTGTGCTTGATGATATCAATATCATACGGTGGAACGTAGCAGCTGAAGCCGGTACCGATACCCTCGGCGCCGTTGACCAGAATCATCGGCACAATGGGGGCGTAAAACTCCGGCTCCACCTGCTGCCCGTCATCCATCACATATTTCAGAACAGAATTGTCAGACGGATCAAATATCTTGCGCGTCTGTGGACTCAAACGCGTGAAGATGTAACGGGAGCTGGCCGCGTCCTTGCCACCTGCCAGGCGCGTGCCAAACTGCCCAGAGGGCTCGAGGAGGTTGAGGTTGTTGGCGCCCACGAAATTCTGGGCTAAATTCACAATCGTTCCCTGTAGGCTCGCCTCACCATGGTGATAGGCCGTCTGCTCGGCGATGTAGCCCGCCAGTTGCGCCACCTTCATGTCTGACGTTAGGTTCTTCTTCAGACAGGCATAGATGACCTTGCGTTGGGAAGGTTTCAAACCATCCACCACGTGGGGGATGGAGCGCTTGATGTCCTCGGCACTAAAGTTGGCCAAGTCACGGTGCACAAACTCCGTGACGGGTAGTGCCTTGATGTGCCCATAGGGGATACCGGCAGGTGGGGCCGCCATATGTTTCGTCAGCCACCCCTTTCGGTCATCGGTTTGAGCTTTGGCAAAGGCCAGGGTCATGGACTCGTTCATGAGCGGGTCAGAGCCGAAAGCCACCGTCAACTTCTCAATCTTCTGAAAGTACTCCTTTGCCTCGGCGCTTGTGGAGGTGCCCAGACCTTTGTAGTACTTGATGTTTCCAGAAGAGACTACGGTGCCCGCCTGCTGCGCAGCCCTGAACTCCTCCTCTGTAAAGTACCACACACGCCCCGCCTTGATGACAGGCGTCACCATGGACACGACGAAACCGAGTTCAATAAGCTTGGGCCAATACACGTGGAACATATTGAGGACCAGACCCTTGATATGTGACCCGTCCAAGTCGGCGTCGGTCATAATCATCAAACGGCCGTAGCGCAATTCTCTCAATGAATTATAGACCTTGCCATGCTGGAGCCCGAGGATCTTTTTGAGGTTGGAAAATTCCTCATTATCGGTCACCTGCTTTACAGAGGCGTCCCGCACATTGCGCGGCTTTCCCCGGAGTGGAAACACGCCGAACGCGTTGCGGCCTACAACGCTCAGACCAGCAATGGCCAACGCTTTCGCAGAGTCTCCCTCCGTGATAATAAGCGTACACTCGTGGGACTTGTGAGTACCGGCCCAGTTGGCGTCATCCAACTTGGGGATGCCCGTGATGCGCGACTTTTTGGACCCATCTGTCTTCTTGAGCTCTTTGTCAACCTTTGCGAGGCCGAGAGCGACCAGGTCATCCAGGACGCCCGTCGCCAGGACATCCTTGACGAATTTTGGTTTCAAATCAATGGCATCTGTAATTTTTGAAGTACACTCGGCCTTGGTCTGACTGCTGAAGGTGGGGTTGATAACCACGGCCCGTACAAACACAAAGAGCGCCGCCTTGATCTGAGCAGGCTTTACGGTCACGCGCTTGTCGGCCGCGATGGCGTCGCACAGCGCCTTGACGACCTTGTCGACGTGGCTGCCACCCTTGGTGGTGGCGATACCATTAACCCACGAGCACTGCTGAAACGCCCCGCTCGTTGAGTGAGCCACGACCACCTCGAAGTTCTCGGTGTGCATTTTGGCAATCGGCACATCACCGACGTGCATCTTGGCGTACTCCTCAAGCGACTTGGCGTCCAAAAAAGTGCCGTTGAAGCTAACCTGGCATTTTCCGCACCACATGGCGGCGTCCCACGTGCGTTTCTCAGCCACCGCACGAAAGTTGCCCACGCCTCCAAACCGCGGCCAATCTGGAATGAAGCCGATGCGAACCCCAATAGGTTCAGATGTCGCTTCAATAATAGGCGCGTCACACCGACTCATGTTGTCGTACCACATCTGACGGTAGACCTTCTTGCCGTCACTGATGACGATCCAAAATTTAGATGAAAATACGTTGGCCAGTTTGGCACCGTAGCCGTTCCGGCCGCCCGTGACGCGTTGCTCCTCATCGTTGTAGTTGGAGCTGGTCAAAAGGTGACCAAAGATGAGCTCAGGGATCCAGAGAGGCTTTCCGTCAGCCCCCTTCTCTTTCTCGTGTTTCTTGATGGGGACGCAAACTCCTGAATTTTCAACCAAAATTGTCCCATCACTCGCTACGGCCACCTTGATGCTCGCCACCTTCTTAGGGTGGAGAGACCACTGATCAATCGCGTTGACCAGAACCTCATCAAAGATCTTTACCAACCCAGGTGAAGCAGAAAGCTCAGAAAGCTTGAAACTGTTCCCGTCTCGAATCCAATAGGAGGCAGATTCGGGAGGGAGGGTTCCGACATAAGTATCGGGGCGTTTGAGGATATGCTCCACATGTGTGAGCCGTTCATAGCTCATTATTAGATAAGTGCCTACTGGCTTTAGCTGAATGTGGCCCACACAAGACCCTAATTTTTACGCGTCACCAGAAACCACGTCACGGCCGCTGCGACCACGGTCCACCCAACCAGATGGTCCACCTGATTCATCGTCTGAATTTGCTCGTCAGCCATCTTATGGAATTCATCCTTGTAGCCCTGGGGCTTGAATGGCAGCCAGAACATCCGGCCAAATGGCACTATCGTTGGATCCAGTTTGTCACGGCAGGCATATGCGTAGTCGTACCACGCAAGGGCTATATAAGGAAACCATACGAGGAACGCAAGGACCCAGAGATTCTTGTGTGGGGCAAACCAATAACCCGCGGCAAGAAGCAGAGTAAACACTATGCATTTTAGGTTGAACGAAAATGGCCGACCTGGAAAGATCCCACCGGCCATTTCTTATTTCTATTTACGATTAAAAATCAGGAACAGAATTACAAACATGAGCAAGATGATCAAAGCAATTTTGAAATCAAAATTAGGGGGTGGCGACGCGGTGACTATGTTCGCCAAGGCGGCTTCGTATGAAACCTCTGGTTTCCCTAGGCGCTTGTTCACAATATTGTGAACGTCGACCGACCACTTGAAAAGGTCGTCGGCCTCCGGGACTGGGTTCTCGACCAGAACCTGCTCAAAATGGTCACGGCATGATAGGCAAGGTATAATCTCCTTGTACCCCTCGACAAAGTCCGTGAGGACCTTGGCGTCTTGGCACCCTAGACAGGCTATGTGAAGCGTCATCCAAAAGTGGGGTCCCCACTTGGACGGTGGTATCCTCATATCTAAAAGTTACTGAGAATTTTTTGAGACGACGAAGATTCCAATTCCATTCCAAAATTCACGCTGAGCGATGGGGATGGGTGTGTGCTGGCCGTCATGAGTATACATAATCTCAAACTTCTCGATGACATTAGCCCCCACCGCCTCGAGACCATCAAAGGTCCCCTTGCGAACGTGGGGGGCGTTCCAGTCGTCGACTATAATGATCGCCTGTTCGGCAAGTGCTGGCCACATATGCGTGATGCCCTTGTACTGGCTAGTTTCCTCATGGCATCCATCATACAGGTAAATATCAATAGGGTTTTTTAGTTTAGAAATATCAAATGAAAATACATCCTCTTCGAAAATGGTCAAACGATCTCCAAAGCCAAAGTATTTGACGTGGTGATCAAACTCATCCTTGGGCCCTCCAAAAAGGGCCCAATTCTCGATGACGGTTCCATTGCATTTGGGGTTGCTGTGCATGGACGAACACAGAGTGGAGCCCTTCCACGCACCAACCTCGAGGTACTCGGTCTGACGGTCAGGAAATTCTAGAGAGCATAATTCATTGTAAAATACACGCGTCTTGTATCCTGACATTCCTTCAAGGGCAAACACCGCGTCTGGTAGGCGTGATCTCCATGTGTTGGCGGTGTTCAGACACTTGATCACGTGCTTGACGAGGTCGGGCATTAATCTAATATCAATTAATTCTCTTAAGCCTCCTCTTCCGACTCGGCAGCCGCAGCCGCCTGAGCGTTCAGAGCCTCTTCAATAAGAGCCGCGGACCGAGCAACTGGCACGTCCTCCTCTGGCTCGGCCTCTGGTTCGGCCTCTGGCTCTGGGACCGCCACGGGCTCTGGAGCAGCCACGGGTGCGGCAACAGGCTCTGGAGCAGCCACTGGCGCGCCCACTGGAACCAGAACCCATGAAGCTGGGTCGGAAGTTGCACGAAGATAAAGCATGTCCTCGTCGTACCGGATGACGTGATCGGCATCCACCGAAATCACGCCATCTTCGATCGTCCATACGGTGGGCCAGCCGCCCTCCATAACGACATTGCCTGGAATATTGATATTCATACCCGTGTCCACATTCACGATAAAACCTGTGGCGCTATCGTGGGTATAGACCGAACCTTTGTCGCCGAGACGAATGCGATCGCCACCGTCAACCTCCCAAAACAATTTAGATGCTGGATCCTGAATACGGAACGCCATTTAGTATTGGGAAATATTAATTTTTACTGAATTCCCCCACGCAAACGAAGAACAAGATGGAGAGTCGACTCCTTCTGGATATTATAGTCGGCCATTGTACGGTCGTCCTCGAGCTGCTTTCCGGCGAAAATTAGGCGCTGCTGGTCCGGTGGGATGCCTTCCTTCTGTTCAATTTTCTGTTTTATACTCGAGATGGTGTCAGAGCTTTCAACTTCGATTGTAATAGTCTTTCCTGTTAACGTTTTAATGAAAATTTGCATTTATTATAAAGTAACGCAATTTTTTAAGTGACGTGAAAGAGAATCCCGTGATTTGTATTCGTTTCCACATGTTTTACATGAAAATCTCTCATCATTATTTACATGATTTTGCAATTCATGGCGTCTCCTGTTGGCGGCAATAGTATATATTTTGTCGCAAAAACTACACTTGTATTCTCCTTTGTGGCCCTTCTCTACATTTTCTATTGCTGTTTTCAATTGTTCTATTTTATATGGAATTTTCATATACGGTTTTATGTCTTCTATAAATTTAAGAGCCTGACAATGGTTCATAGACCATTCATGTCCGTGACACGTCTTATTCTTACTTTCACGAATTCTTTCCCTGACACTCCCTCCCCAAATATTTTGGCCAAGGTCAAGAGGGGTTCTATCATTCTGAGCTATAGACAATTTCAAACGATTGTTATTGCTCTTATCATTTGATACACAACCTTCACCCTCGTAAAATCCACAGAACCATATCACGAGTTCGGTGGACTTTGCCATGTTTATACTCTGCTGATATTTTTTATCCATCTTTATCATTAAGTGCGTCTCGCGAG